TGCCACATAGCCCCAAAATTCAGAGCGAATTTCCTTTGGCTGATGAGGTTCAAACCAAAGAGAGCGTTCAAGCATGGCGTTGTGTTCTACGGTATCTGGAAACGCATCATCCAATGTGCGCGGGTAGGTGCGAGTTGTATGGTTCATGGCTGTTGGCTCCTTATGATTTCGTTTTCCATGTCGGATTCGCAGTATTGCTCAATCTCCTCTTGTTCGGAAGGTAGGAGAAGTTCCCAAATGTCTTTTTTGTTTCGGATAACGCAGATTTCAAACTGGTCTGGTTCTCCTACTGATGGGTCGCCATTGAGAAATTCATAGTTGACCAAAACGTCAGGGAAGGCTTCTGTTGACCACTCGTCCAAGTAGTGAATAAATGTGTTCTTAAAGTTTTTCATGTTGCTGTCATTCCGTGTCAGAGATTGCAGTATACACAAATAAACAGTGGAGCAAACTAATCCCTACTAAGTTGAAGGGTCTATACACGTATACGGAAATCAACTACAATCAGCGCATGGAAAAAAAACTTGCAATCAAACTAGCTGGCAGTGGAATCAAACTTGCCAAAATCCTTGGCATCACAAAGGGGGCTGTATCTCATTGGGTACTTGAAATCCCAAAAGGTCGTGAATACGAATTACGGTATCTCAAACCCGAATGGTTTTTAGACGAAAAGAAAAAGGAAACGACATGAGTTACGCAGAATATGAAATGAAAGTCATCCAATGGGGTGAAAAGCGCGGCATTGTGCAACACAGCACAGCGCAAGCGCAGGCAATGAAGACACAAGAGGAGCTGGATGAATTGATTGATGCGCTTCGCATTGGCTCCAAAGCAGCCATCGCTGACGCCTATGGGGACATTTTGGTCACTTTAATCATGGGTTGTGCAATCTCTGACTTGAATCTGGTGAGCTGTCTTGAAGGCGCTTATGAAGAAATCAAAAATCGCAAAGGTATGCTAAATACCGATGGTCTTTGGGTAAAGGAAGCATGATGGGACAAATTATTGGATTGTTTTGCTTTTTCGCTTGGTTAACTCACATCTTTACCTGCTTTGGTCACGGGATGTGGGGGTTCTTGGTTGCAGGAGCCATCTTTTTCCCTATAGGGATTCTTCACGGGTTTTACCTTTGGTTTAACTGATACAATGTTTTGAGACACGGCTAGGTTGGGAGTTGCTCCCCAACTGAAAAGAGTTACCCCTTCTCCTGCCGCCGTTTCTTCAAAGGGGCTATTAAAAAGCGGGATGTATGCACTATTACCAGTTCAACATTGGTGACTATAAAAGTCACACAGAGCATCTTTCAGAGATGGAAGATTTGACCTATCGACGATTGCTTGATTGGTACTATCTCCATGAAACACCAATTCCACTTGACATAAACGAGACTGCAAGACAGATTCGTATGCGTTCGCATTGCGATTGCATTGCCATCGTATTGCAAGAGTATTTTGAATCTACTGATGACGGATGGATTCATCACCGTGCAAATTCAGAGATTTTCAAGGCTGGAGACAAGTCTTTGAAGGCAAGCGAGAGCGCCAAAGCCCGATGGAATAAGGAAAAGGATGCGATCGCATTGCCAACGCAATCCGAAGGCAATGCTACACAAGACACAAGACACAAGACACAGAACACAGAACACAAGAAGAAAGCAACTACCGTTGCAACACCTGACGGTGTTTCAGAATCTGTTTGGCAAGACTTCGTTTCACTCAGGAAGTCAAAGAAAGCGCCAATCACGATTACTGCTCTCCTGAGAATCTCATTGCAAGCAGACAAAGCGGGTGTTTCATTGGAGACTGCATTAAGCACTTGTTGTGCAAGGGGATGGACAGGCTTTGAAGCCGATTGGCTGGTAAACAAAACGCAGGTAAACAAGTTTGACGTTTCAAGCGTCACAACCCCTGCTCCGCCAAACCAAGACGCTGCGCTCAAGAAGATTGATGCTGACCGAAAGAAGGCTGTTCCTATGTCTGCTGAAATTAGGGCAAAGATGGCTGAATTGACAAAGGGGATGAAGATATGACAGACATAGAGTTGTTAGAACTTGCTGCTAAATCTGCTAAATATAAATTGGTTCCTAATATCAAAGAAGGATACCCACTTTGGATTGTTGGATTGGGAATTTGGAATCCACTTCAAGATGACGGGACAGCTTTGAGATTGCTGATAAATTTAAGAATGGATTTATTCACAACAAAACATGGTGTTGATGTTATGACTACTGAAAACAGGGTTTTCTTTGAGGAAATTACAGATTTGCAAGATGTTTATATGGCAACGCGCCGAGTAATCGTAAGAGCAGCAGCAGAAATTGGAAAGGGGATGAAGGTATGAGTAAAGACAATGTAGGTGGCGCAGCATTCCCAACTAATCAAGATTCTTTGTATCTTGGCATGAGTCTTCGTGACTACTTTGCTGCAAAAGCATTGCCAGTTGTAATGCAAACTTTAAAACAAGATTGGGAAAAAGAGTTAGGTAATGATTGGTATTGGAACTCAAACGAAATTGGACAGCTTGCCGAGCATTCATACCGATTGGCTGATGCGATGTTAAAAGCTAGAGATGCGGAGGAGGAATGATTGGCAACGAAAAAAACGAAAGAAGCCCCAAGACTGTTTGGGCCAGCACTGGAGCGCCCAAAGAACTACAAAGGAGGGATAAGCCAAGCGGAGCTGGAACACATGAGGAATTGCGAAGCGAGGGAGTGGGTAAAACGATACAAGGCCAAACAGAAGACGAGTGGCTCCAACATAGCATTCGCTTGGTGGCAAGAGCATCTAACGGCAATGGAGCGAATCAGAGGAGAGTTCGCTACTTCGGATTTGAGACGCAGGATGACCCTAATACAGAAAGCGAGCATTAAATGAGTATGTCAAGGATGTGTGGCTTGTGCCACAAACCCCGTTCACAACTGGGAAGCAAGATGACCTATGTGGGGAACTACAGGGTCTGGATGTGTGCAATGTGCGCTCTGGTCAAGGAAAACATGAGAAAAAAGGCGGCAAAGTGAGAATCGAACTCGACTTTCCTCCTGCCGAACTTTTCCCTAACCGTGCCAAGGGTACGCATTGGGCCAAGCTCTATCAAGTGCGTAGCGATTACCGTGAGGGGTCTACATGGCTTGCTAAACCACAAATCAAGGGGTGGGTAGCCACTGAAGGTGACATCCCCTTAAAACTCACTTTTATCATGCCTGACAAACGCAATCGTGATGCTGACAATTGTCTATCTGCTGCAAAGGCTGGCCTTGATGGTTTGGCTGATGCTTTGATGATTAACGACAAACGCTTTTGGCCCATTGAAATCCATCGCCAATTTGGTGATAAACATACCCGTAAACTTATCGTGGAAATCGTATGACAGCTCTTAACACCCAAATCGACGGTAGTCACTACAAAGACAAAGGCATTCAGCCTATCGTTTACATCCATGCGAACAACATGGGGTTTTGTGATGGCAATGTGGTCAAGTACGTCACCCGATATAAAGAAAAGAACGGCAAAAAAGATTTAGAAAAGGCCAAGCATTACATTGAATTGCTTATTGAGCTGGAGTATCCAGATGAAATATAAGCTCTATGAAGATAAGCAGGCTCATGCTGTGATGCTGTCAGTCTGGGAAATCATCAAAGAAACCCTACGCAACGGTAAGAAGGTTGTGCTGGAAGTGACTGAGGAAAGCAGAAGCAACCCTCAGAACAAAAAGTTCCATGCAATCATCGGGCAGATTGCCAAACAAGCTCAACACGCTGGAGCTAAGTGGGATGTGGAAGCATGGAAGCGACTGCTGATAGACCAATGGGCCAAAGATACAGGGAAGTCACGCGGAGATGTTGTGGCATCTCTTGATGGCGGAGATGTCATCCAACTTGGTATTCAGAGCCGAAAGTTTAGTAAAGATGATGGCGCCGAGTTCATTGAATGGCTCTTGATGTGGTCTGCAACCAACGGAATTGACATTAAAGAAGTTGACTACCAATAGACTGTGGTATATTTATCTCAACCCAATCAGGGTTACACAAGATAGGACAAGATATGACAACGTGGCCTTTTAACTATCCACCTATGCCGTGGACAAAAGCACAAGAACAAGCGCACCAACAAGCGCAACGCGCACAACTGCCACAGGCTCCGCTATGAGTGACGAGCTAAAAAACCTAATCATTGAAGTTGATGAGCTGGTGGCAATTTTGGAGCTGGAAAACAAGATGCTTCGCGCTCGTAATGATCGACTTACAAAGCAAGACCTATTTAATGATGATTTTATACGCCGACAAACAGAGCGAATTGTGGATATGGAAGATCAAATCAGAAACTTGATTGGAGAAGAATAATGAAAGAACTAACATTTGAGGAATTTTGTGCATTGCCAATGGAGATGGGTATGCACGTATCTGGTGACAAGGAACATTACTTGCACCGCTACAACAGAGAGACAAACGTCAACAAGGTTCTCATTACAAAGA